GATCTGGGTGATGGTCCAGCGAACGAAGTCCATCCACGACATAGCCGCGGCGAAGGAGAAACCACCAACAATCGAGTTGAGAGTCTGGGACTGGAGTTCCTGGGTCACGAGGTTTACGGTTTGGAGAGCGGCGGCCGACATGGTGTTTGTTATACTATACGACAGGAAAATAATTAATCTTTTGTAACTTCTTCTTTTGTTACTATTTTTTTAAATCGTTTTCCTTTGAGTGTTTTTGTTTTTGAAAAAAGTTGTTCATCATCTGATGAATCATCACTAGAGCTGGAGTCTAAATTGGATATGTGTAATTTAGTACTTTTACTATCTGAGAACGCCCATGCTTCAGGTTCTGAGATGCTCATTACTATTAATAGCATTTTTTAACATGTGTTCTGTCGGATTCTGTGGAGTCCACGATTCCCAGCGATCATAGGCTTCGTTCATCTGGGTGAATGTCGTGTCGTTTCCTGAATATCTCTCGAATGAGGGGCAGTCTTCTGGTGAAACGATTTCCATTTCTTCGTCCGATTCTTCGTCAGATTCTTCCTCGTCTTCCTGGTATATTTCAGGAAACATAGAACCAACTGTCCTACCAACTGTGTACATAACACAGTATTTCATCGCATATTCCATATCTTCTGGGAGAAGTGTATCTCTTCCACAGGCTTTGGAATATTCTGCTGCGAGTACCGTACTCCGTTCCATCACGGGGAGAAGAAGATTGGTCATAGTTTGAATGTACTGCTCAATCATACCATCACCCCCATCACCGAAACCAGTTTGCATATTCATCTTTAGTATTTGAGATCAAAAATAGTTTTAGCAGTTCCCTCACTTACACGAAGGGTGTTGTAGTTTACGGCGTATACTCGAACTTGTCTTGAATATCCTGTGCATGGATGAAGACTTAGGTCTAAAATCTGCTCTTTTATGAGACTGAAATTAACCTGTCCCGTTGGATACCATTCTTCCGGCTGTAAAGCAAAACTATATGAATAGAAACGTCTAATAAGTTGGGTTTTTGAGTGATGTATGGCAGCCTGTACAGCCTTGAGAAAAGGCATCGTCCCTGTATCCTTGGTAATGATATCCTGACCATCAAGAGTAAGTGTGAGATGGTCCAAGTTCTCCCAAAGTATATACTTATTCCCGGTTTCTTCAAGTATACCATCATAATCAAAGGGGGTAACGAACTCGAATTCATTCGTCCCGACACTACCCTGACGTTGAATGACGAAGTACAATTCTTTCACTGGATTTATGAAATCCAGTTTAAACTTCCCAGTATTTACACCAGATGCAACATCAAAAATATTTTGTTGAATTTGTGTTATTAGGTAATCACGTTTCGATTTTTGTATTTTGATTCTTTCTTCACAGTCTACATGTACAACTTCTGCACAGAGTTGGAAATCTATAATTTTCGGTTGTGGATTCTGTTGTGAAATGTCAGCTTTCTTTCCATCAGTTTTAACAACAATCTCCTGGGCAGTCCGCAATTTGAATTCAACCTCAACTTCCTGACGGTTTATAGCACATAGAGGTATGGCAAGTTCTGGGTGATTGTAAAAGTAAAATGGTAAGTCTACAAAAAAACTGACATCTTCTGTATTTCCTAAAGCATTTCGGGCAACAATCAGACGGTTTGAAACACGTCTAAATGCTGTTCTTTCTGGAAACTTTCCAATAAGTTCTTCAAGAGCAATTTGTTTCGTTTGGGTAACAAAATGTTCGGAATAAATTTGAAGATAATCACTTGTCAAACGCTGAATAACCTTACCACCGATGATTAGGTCTACGTGTTCTATGAGAGCGTGTCCAGCTGATTCTATATAACAAACTCCTGAGGTGGTAATGTGAGGTAAAGTGACCTTTAAACTCAACGTTTTCAATAAATCACCTTGATTTTGGGGGATTTTAAACTTGACAGTACTACCAAAGTCAGCTTCATTCTCTGGGTCTAGATCCACATATTCATTTGAAAAGTTTGTATGTTTTTTAAAACTTTCCAAAAAATGACTGTAGTCTGGGTCTAATGTAAAGAACTTCTCTTGAGGACCTGAAGATGCCAATTGAAGTTCACCAGCCATTACTACTATATCAATCTAAAATTTTAAACCAGCTAATCCACTATTGATTCTTAATATGTTGTAATTGACGGCATATACACGTGTATCATTATCACTCGCTGTATATTTTGGATCAATTGTTATCTTAAACAGTTTGTGTGCTATACGACTCATGTTAACCTGTCCAGTTGGATAATAGACCTCGGGTTTGAGTGAGAATGAGTACATACCAAACTTAGCTGGTCCAAACTTACCAGCATCCCCAAATGGGGCACCAGGTGTAATTGCACTAGAATTGGGTGAATTTACATGGTGCTTTAGGGATTGTTCGTATGCAAGAAACTTTGCATCTCTATTGAATACTACTTCATTATTGAATCGAAGTTCAGCATTTGTTATCGTATTGTATTCATTTGGGTAATTGTTTTGAAAAGAAACATCAGATTGCGATACAAAGAAAAGTTCTTTGACTGGGTGTTTGAAGTTGAGCATAACTGATTTTGTAGTATAACCACTCTTCATCTTGAATTTAGACATTTGTACCTGTGTAATGAGATAATCTAAAGGTCTCGACTTCAAGAAATTACTTTCATCTGGGGATACATAGATAAACTCTGTATCCATCGAGAACTTCGGAATTGAAGCAGTGTCACCCACAGAAGAGCCACCAAATATGAGTTCTTTTAAAGGTCTGGTCTTGATTCTAACCTCCACAACTTGTTTCGTTAGGGCACATGTTGGTATAGCTAGGGATGGATTTCTATAAAAGTAGAATGGAAGTTCTAAGAAATAGGTGTAATTCGTCCCGGAAGCATAACTCAAAATATTACCATGCCCAGTTAAAAAGTATAGTGTCTGGTCTATATCGTCGCTTGTATTATAGAGTTGTTGATGCATATAAATGTACTCTCCTGTGATTCTTTCAATCAGTTGCCCCCCTATAAGAAGGTCGGCATGTTCAATTAGATGAGTTATAACAGACGGACACCATATATTATTATTTGAACCACCACTATCAGGTGTAGGGTCTTGGAGGGTTATCTTCAACGTGAGGTTCTTAACTAAATCACCTTTGTCCCCAGGTATTCTACATGTTATGGTACTATCAAAGTCTATGTCTCCATTAAACTGACTTTCAACGAAATCGAATGCAAACTTTGAATGTCTTTTAAACTTTGTCAGGAAATATGAAAACTGTGGTTCACCTGTAAGCCATTCGTCTTGCACTCCAGTGGCAGCAAGTCTCAGACGACCAGCCATTCCTATTGTAGATGAGTAAAAAAAGTGTTAATAAAACCCCAAATTATAATAGAATGAATCTCCAGTTGAAGAAATTCAAACCCGAAAGTATCACGGATGATCGGGTATGTGTTTTTATTGGAAAGCGTAATACTGGTAAGTCGACCCTGGTGAAAGACATCATGTATCATAAGAAACACCTCCCCGCGGGTATTGTTCTCTCAGGGACGGAAGAAGGGAACCACTTTTATTCAGAGTTCATTCCAGACTTGTTTGTCTACGGTGATTACGATAGAGATGCTATAGAAAGAGTTATGGCGAGACAGCGTAAATTGGTTGGTAGTGGAAAAAAGAATTGTGGTGCTTTCATGCTTTTAGATGATTGTATGTATGACAACAAGTTCCTCAAAGATACATGTATTCGACAGTGTTTTATGAATGGACGACACTGGAAGATTTTCTTCATGTTGACGATGCAGTACTGTATGGACCTACCCCCAGCACTTCGAGCAAATGTTGATTATGTCTTTCTTCTCAGGGAAAACATCCTCCAGAATAGAGAAAAGTTATATAAATCATTCTTTGGTATCTTCCCAAGTTTCGATATGTTCAATAAAGTGATGGACGCTTGTACTGAAAACTACGAGTGTCTCGTGTTAGATAATACGGTAAAGTCTAACAAGATACAGGATTGTGTATTTTGGTACAAGGCCAGTCTAAGGAAAAACTTCAGGGTAGGTGGTCCAGATCTCTGGAAACTTCATCAAAAGATGTACAACCCCAAACATATGGATCAGAAAGAAGAAGATGCAAAGAAGGCATCTAAGAAGACTGCTCTCACAATCACCAAGAGGAAATAGGTGCGTCTCGATAAAAGTTCAAAAAACTATGGGTATATTAAATGGCATCGGATCGAATGACGACCATGAATTTGGCAGATGACGGTGAAGGAATGGTTCCGTTGGTTGATAAACCTTCCAATGCATTTGTTCCCAACCAAGCGTACAATCAACCTGAAAAAAATGTGAGTCAAAGTAAAGAGACGACGATGGATTCTACACCAATTAATGATATTATGATGGACCCCCCCCAAATGACCGAAGAGCCCCGCATGCAGGGTATGATGCCCCAGATGCATGCTGCCCAACCCCAGGGAATGCATGGTGCTAATGGCCAGGCTGAGAAGCCCGAGAGCAAGAACCCCCTAAACCTCACTGATGAGCAGATGGCGGCTGTATTAGTTGCGGCGTGTGCTGCCCTCGCTATCAGCAAGCCTATCCAGGACAGGTTGGCGACTTCTATCCCCAAGTTCCTTAACGAACAGGGGGGTAGGAGTATGGTTGGCCTTGCGACCACAGGTGTTGTGGCTGGTGTAGTCTTTTACATAATGAAGGACTATGTCATCAAGCCTTAAACTGGTCTTTCCCAGCCCATATTACTGTAAATCGAGTTATCAATACCCGAATAATACGTTGCGAGTACACCAAT